CATCCGTTTGATGATATGGATTTAACTTTTGGTGACCTTAAAAATATTATTACAAAAGCACTTAATGGTGAGTTAGGCGTAGTTAGAGAAAAAACCGATGGACAGGCATTAGCAATCAGCTGGAAAAATGGTAGATTAATTGCAGCAAGAAATAAAGGACATTTACAAAACGCAGGAGCAAGTGCAATGGGTATTGAAGATGTTGCATCAAAATTTGGTGGTAGAGGTGGATTAACTGATGCATATAATTTTGCAATGAAAGATTTATCAGCAGCAGTTGCATCTTTATCTCAAAAACAAAGAGAAAAAATATTTGGAGAGGGAAGCAAATTTATGAACATTGAAGTAATATGGCCAACATCGGTAAACGTTATACCTTATGGTCAAGCATTATTAGTGTTTCATAATTGTATTGAATATGATATAAAAGGAACAGCAATTGGTAAAGTAGATGGTGCAGAAAGTGTTTTAGCGGGAATGATTAAGCAAGTAAATGCAGATGTTCAATCTAAATACACAATACAAGGACCACCTATTACAGAAATACCAAAATCAGATAGTTTAAGTTCAAAACAAGGAAAATACCTTTCAAAACTTTCAAAATTACAATCTGAGTTTAAATTGAGTGATTCCGATAATGTTGCAGACTATCATCAAGCTTGGTGGGAAGATTTTATAAATAAAAAATCTCCTCTAAAGGTTGATAAACTTACAAAAGAAGCATTAGTAAGAAGATGGGCATTCGGAGATAAGAGTTTTCGTTTAAATACAATATCAAACCCCAAGCTGCAAGAATGGGCAATGGAAAATGATAAAGTAAATGTAGCAAAGCAACAAAAAGATAATATAAAACCATTTGAAGAAATATTCCTAGGTGTTGGTGCAGATGTTTTAGAATTTGTTGGAAGTGTATTGACTGTACATCCAGATAAAGCAATACGTTCAATGAAATCAAGATTAAAATCAGTAGCAGACCAGGTTAAAACTTCTGGAAATCCTGCCCAAATTCAAAAATTAAAACAAGAATTAAGTAGATTAAATAAACTAGGTGGTATAGATAGAATCGTTGCAAACGAAGGAATAGTATTTTTTTATAATGGAAAAACGTACAAACTTACGGGTACTTTTGCACCATTAAATCAAATACTTGGTATTTTTTATGAATAAGACAATATATATTTATATATAAATAAACAGTTACAAATGGCAAAAAGAAAAAGTTTTGATGAGAAAAGTAAAGGGATGCACAAATCTCGTAAACTCATTATAGACACAGTTTTTGGAAGAGAAGATAATACTCAAAGAGTATTTGGTTATGAAAAAGAAAGTGAAGAAAAAAGAAAAGTAGGAGAAATCTGGACTGATTCTGAAGGTAAAACTTGGGAACAAAAAGAAGGATTTAAAATAACACATTCACAAATGGATGATGTTAGACAGTATTTACAAAAGATAAATACTTGCTCCGATGATAAGTGTGAAACGGCAAAATATAGTCCAGCTGATAAAAAACTAATCCGTAAAACGGGATTATGTGTAAATTGTTTATCTAAGCTAGAAACCGCTTTAAAATTAGATGGAACATATCCATACTATGAAGATTATAAAATAACCAGAAATAAACTGGCTTTTATAAGAGATTATAAGGATAGATTGGAAGAAGCGTTAGGTGGAGTTAAACAACAAATTGAAATGGTAAACGAAGATGGTACTATTTCAAAATGGGAATGGGATGTAGATATTGAAAAAGTAAAAAAGGATTTAAAGAATGATATTGATAATTCTTATGAAGCAATAGAATTATTAGTAGATAGAAAAAGGTTATTAGAAGAAAAATTGGCTGAATTAAATCATTCAGAATTAATTAAAAAATAAAAATTATGAAAAAATTATTAAATTTAAAAAACATCGCAATTGCGGTATTAGTAGTAATCGTATTGTTGGAATATTTTAATCCAGGTGGAAAGATGCCAGGTAGAACTGTAAGAATTGAAGGAAAAAAATACGAAGTTATTAAACATGACATAGACACATTTGAAGTGGTTAAAACAAAAGTAGTAACTAAAAAAGGTGCAGATATTTATCACGAAACAATTGTTGAGAAAGAAGTAGTAATCCCTACAATTGTAGATACTGCAGCATTATTAAAAGATTTTTTTGCTAAGAATGTGTACAAAGATACATTGAGATTGCCAGATTCTTTAGGAATTGTAGCATTAACGGATACAATTACTCAAAACAAAATCTTAGGTAGAACATTCAATGCAAGTGTAAAGCAAAGAGAAATTAAAGAAACTCTTATTGTTAAAGAATTACCAAAAACACAAGTATATTATGGTTTTAATGGTGGATTTAACAAAGCAGATGTTGTATCAAATATAGGTGCAGGTGTTATTATAAAAACTAAAAAAGATAAGATTTACCAATTGGGTGCAGGTGTTGCAAATAGAACGGTTGATGGAACAAATGGTTCTTTATCACCATATTTGGGAGCAGGTGTATATTGGAAAATTAAATTCAAAAAATAATGCAAGCTCAAGCTCAACCAAAGAAGAGCCTAAAAGAGATAATTGCTGAAGAATATCGTAAGTGTGGTGCAGACCCCATTTACTTTATGAAAAAATATTGTATCATTCAGCATCCGGTGAGAGGAAAAATACCCTTTCACCTTTATCCTTTCCAGGAGAACTGTTTGACCGATTTTAAAGATAATCGTTTTAATATTATTCTTAAAAGTAGACAGTTAGGTTTATCTACACTTTCTGCTGGTTATATTCTTTGGAAAATGTTATTTAATCAGGACTTTAACGCATTAGTTATTGCAACTAAAGTAACTGTTGCAAAAAATCTAGTAGAAAAAGTTAGAGTAATGCACGATTTACTTCCAGTTTGGTTAAGAGATGGAAGTAATAGTTCGGTTGAAGATAATAAACTTTCCCTTAAATTAAAAAATGGTTCACAAGTAAAAGCAATCGCAAGTTCTCCAGATGCAGGACGTTCTGAAGCCTTATCTCTATTAGTTGTGGATGAAGCTGCATTCATTAGAGATATTGATGAAATTTGGTTATCAGCACAATCAACCCTATCAACGGGTGGTGCAGCAATTGTTTTATCTACTCCAAATGGGGTTGGTAACTGGTTCCATAAAATGTGGGTTGAAGGAGAAAACGGCTCAAATGGATTTAATAATATAAATTTACATTGGACAGTTCACCCTGAAAGAAATCAGGCATGGAGAGACGAACAGACCCGTATTTTAGGAGTTAAAGGTGCAGCACAAGAGTGTGATTGTGACTTCGTATCTTCTGGTGACACCGTAATAGACCCACAATTATTAATGTGGTATAAAGATACCTATGTAATGGATCCAATTGAAAAAACAGGATTTGATGGTAACTATTGGAAATGGGAGCATCCAAACTATAATAGACAATATATGGTAGTAGCGGACGTGGCTAGAGGAGATGGTTCTGACTATTCTACATTTCAAGTTATTGATATAGAAGATTCATCACAGGTTGGAGAATATAGAGGTAAAATTGAAACAAAAGATTTTGGAAACTTTTTAGTAGCAGTTGCAACCGAATGGAATAATGCACTTTTAGTGGTGGAAAATTCAAATGTGGGGTGGTCTACAATTCAGCAATGTATAGATAGAGCATATGGAAATTTATTCTATATGAGTGTAGATTTAAAATATATTGATGTTGAAAAACAAATGAGTAATAAATTTTATAGAGATGAAAAGAAAATGGTTGCAGGATTTTCTACAACATCTAAAACTCGTCCTCTTATAATTTCTACATTAGATACTTACATAAATAGTAAAGATATTCTCATTCGTTCTGGAAGATTAATTGATGAACTATTTACATTTATTTGGCAAGCAGGTAGAGCGGAAGCAATGAAGGGATATAATGATGACTTAACAATGGCAATGGCAATAGGATTGTGGGTAAGAAACACGGCATTACGATTAAAACAAGAAGGTATTGATTTAACAAAAAGTATGTTGGGTGCAACTCAAATAAACAAATATGAAGGATTAATAGCAACAAGTCATTTAAAACAAAATCCATATGAAATGGATTTAGGAAAAAAAGGAACAGAAAACCTAACATGGTTAATTGGATAATTTTTTATATTTATATGTTGATATGGCAGAATTAACAAAGATATTGAATGAAGATTTAAATAAGTGGTTTAAAGAAAAATGGGTGAACATTGGCAAAAAAGTTGATGGCAAACATCCACCGTGTGGAACTTCTGGAGAAAAAAGTGGATATGCTAAATGTGTTCCTGCAGCAAAAGCAGCCGGAATGAGTAAAAAAGAAAAAGAAAGTGCAACTAGAAGAAAACGAGATGCACAAAATGATGCAGGAAGGGGTGGTAGTGATAGTAAAGGACAAGGTAAGAAACCAATATATGTTTCAACAAAACCAAAAAATGAAACTATGAACATAGAAGAAAAATTAAATTTATTTTTAGAAAAGAATTGCCCAACTGACCCTGGTAAATGGGCAGCATCTAAAGCAGCTGCAAAATCTAAGTTTGATGTATACCCTTCCGCATATGCAAATGGATGGGCATCAAAAAATTATAAATCAAAAGGTGGCGGTTGGAAAACGTGT